AAAGATGACTAACATAAGTGATGGTACAGGTGAAACGCTTGTAACTAAAGCTGACGCTAGTGCTTTAAATTTTATGACCGAAGATGCAACTAAAAAGATTGCAAAAATATATTGGTCAGTAAATACAACAAATGGTAAATCAGGAGTTGAATTATTATTTGCAGGTAGTGGCGCAAATGCTGCTAATGCAACAATAGGATTTTTCTCAGGTACTGGATTCCATGATTACTTTACAGGTGGTAATAGTATTCCAAATAATGCAACACTTGAAGCAAATACATCACCTGCAGGCGATATACTATTATCTACAAAAGGATTTGTGTCAGGCGATAATTACACAATCATATTAGAAATAAGATAATGGCAAAAAAGAAGAAAGATTATTCCAGACAAATCCTTGAAAGAATTGTTGGAACAAAAAGAAAGACAGAAATTGCTGATAAATTGAAAGAAGCATTTGCTGAAAAGTATGGTATTAAAAAAGAAGAATTAAGAAAAGAGATTGTAGATAAAATCTATAATAAAGAAAAGGTGGAGAGATGAAACTAATTACAGAAACAATTGAAAAAATTGAAGTCTTAACCGAAGAAAAGAACGGGAAAAAAGACTACAAAATTCGTGGTGTCTTTATGCAGGCTGATATTAAAAACCGTAATGGTAGAGTTTATCCAGTCGAAACACTTGCAAAAGAAGTGAAAAGATATACCACAGAATTTATAGATAAGAAAAGAGCTTTTGGTGAGTTAGGACATCCTGACGGACCAACTGTGAACCTCGAAAGAGTTTCACACATGATTACTAGTTTGAAACCAGAAGGTAAAAACTTCATAGGTGAGGCTAAAGTAATGGATACCCCTTATGGTAAAATCGTTAAAAATTTAATTGACGAAGGTGCTCAATTAGGTGTATCTAGTAGAGGTATGGGTTCAATCGACCGCATGAACGGAAGAAATGTAGTCGGTAAAGACTTTTATCTTGCAACTGCTGCTGATATCGTTGCAGACCCATCAGCACCTGATGCTTTCGTAGAAGGTATTATGGAAGGTAAAGAATGGGTATGGGACAACGGTGTATTAAAAGCAAAATCAGTTGAAGCGTACAAAGAACAGATAGAGAAAACAAAAAGAAGTGAATTAGCACAAGTTAAAGCACAAGTCTTTGAGAATTTTTTATCTAAACTAAAGTAAGAAACCTACGCAAAAATACCAAAAAGCGCAGGTTTCAAAATGGTAATATGTATAAATATTATCAACAAGAAAATTAAATTTAATTTTAAATGTTAAGGAGAGACCGAATGTCTGAAACCGAAGTAACACAAGAAGTTGAGAAGAACATGGCAGAAGAGCTTGACACAAAGGGCGACCCAAGTGCTCCAGCAAAATCTGGTATGAAATCAGAACCAACTCACCTTAAAAATGACGCAGAGGATCTAGGTTCAGCAGTTGTTAAACCAACTGACAAAAACCCAGACGCTACGAAAAAGGTATCTAAAGTATCAGACCAGGTTAATAAAGACGCTAATGACGCTTCATTACCGAAAGATAATAAGCCAGCGGACATGAAAGAAGAAGAAGCTGAAATCGAAGGCGAAGAAGAAATTGCTGAAGATAAAGAAGAAACTTCTGAAATGAATATTGACCTATCTGATGATGTTAAGGCACTAGTTTCAACTGACGCTGACCTTTCTGAGGAATTCAAAGAAAAGGCTGCGACAATTTTTGAAACTGCTGTTAAGACAAGAATAAAAGAACAGGTAAAGATACTTGAGGCTCAGTATGACGAAAAACTTTCAAAAGAAACTGAAACAGTAAAAGAAGCTATGGTCGAAAAAGTGGACTCATATCTAAACTATGTTGTTGAAGAATGGATGAAAGAAAATGAATTAGCAGTAGAGAGAGGTATTCGTACCGAGATTGCTGAAGATTTCATTACTGGACTTAAAACTCTTTTCAAAGAACATTATATTGATGTTCCAGAAGAAAAGTACAATGTGCTTGATGACTTAACTGCTCAAAAGGAAGATTTAGAATCAAAGTTAAATGAACAGATTGAAAAAAATGTTGAATTATCTAAAAAAGTTTCTGAATCCGACAAAGCAAGCGTTCTTGCAGATGTGACTGCTGATTTAGCAGATACAGAAAAAGAAAAGTTTGAAGCAATGGCAGAAAACATTGAGTACGATAGTGCTGATAAATTCAAAGAGAAGTTAGAAACTGTAAAAGAATCCTACTTCCCAAAAACAAAATTGGAAACAACTGAGGATTCAGTTGATTCTGTGGCGGCAAACGAACCTACTGTTGAAGTAGGAACGGATGCTATGGCTGCATACACTGCTGCCATTTCAAAAAATGTTAAGTCTGTAAAGATTTAATATGATAACAACTATAAACGCAAATAATTAGGAGAGATAAAAAATGTATCTTACTGAAAATTTACAAGAAAAGTGGCAGCCAGTTTTAGAGCATCCAGATTTGCCAAAAATCGAAGATGGTTATAAAAGAGCTGTGACTACTGTAATCCTAGAAAACCAAGAGAAGGCAGTCCGTGAAGATAGAGCATTCATTTCTGAAGCAGCTCCAGCAAACGCTACTGGTTCTTCTGTTGATAACTGGGATCCAGTACTAATCTCGCTAGTTAGAAGAGCAATGCCTAACCTAATTGCGTATGATATCTGTGGCGTTCAACCGATGACTGGTCCAACTGGACTTATCTTCGCTATGAAAAGCAGATTTAGTACACAAGGTGGTACAGAAGCTTTATTTAACGAAGCGGATTCTGACTTCTCAGCTAGAGATGCTGCTGGCGATACTGGTTCACCAGACGCACAGTCAGGAACTAACCCAGCTGTATTAAACGACAGCCCATCTGCTGGAACTTACACAACTGGTTCTGGTATGACTACTGCTCAAGCAGAAACACTTGGTGACGGATCAGATGAGTTCGCTGAAATGGCTTTCTCAATTGACAAAGTTACTGTTACTGCTAAATCAAGAGCACTAAAAGCAGAATACACTATGGAACTTGCTCAAGACTTAAAAGCAATCCACGGTTTAGATGCTGAAACTGAATTAGCAAACATTCTATCAAGTGAAATCTTGGCAGAGATTAATAGAGAAGTTGTAAGAACAATCTATGGTCACGCTAAATCAGGTGCTCAAGTTAATACAACTACAGCAGGTATCTTCGACCTTGACACAGATTCAAATGGTCGTTGGTCAGTAGAGAAGTTCAAAGGACTTCTTTTCCAACTGGAAAGAGATGCTAACGCAATCGGACAACAAACAAGAAGAGGTAAAGGAAATATCATCATCTGTTCAGCTGATGTTGCTTCTGCGCTTCAAATGTCTGGTGTACTAGATTACGCTCCAGCATTAAACACTAACTTAAACGTAGATGACACAGGTAATACTTTTGCAGGTGTTCTTAACGGTAAGTTTAAAGTATATGTAGATCCATATGCTGCAAACGTTGCTGCTAAACAATACTACGTTGTAGGTTACAAAGGAACAAGCCCGTATGATTCAGGCTTATTCTATTGCCCATATGTTCCACTACAAATGGTGAGAGCAGTTGGTCAAGACAGCTTCCAACCTAAAATCGGATTCAAAACTAGATACGGTATGGTACAAAACCCATTCGCAACTAGTGACGGAGACGGTGCATTAGACAATTCTGGTGCAGTTGCAGCTGGTAAACAAAACCTATATTACAGACGAGTTCAGGTAACTAACTTAATGTAATTAAGTAGTGTTCTTAAACGAACACACCACACCACAAAGGGGACCTTCGGGTCCCCTTTTTTTTGGTCTAGATTTTCTCTTATAAATAGTAGTATGACAACTTTAAATGTAGAGAACAGACAACCTGATAAACTAGACTATGCAAGTCCAGTACAGTTTAGGTTTAAAATATTGAAGATTCCAAACGTAGAGTTCTTTGTGCAATCAGTTAATATACCTGGTATCACTTTAGGTGAAGCAACACAAACAACACCTCTAAAAGATATTCCAATACCTGGTGATAAATTAACATATGCAAGTTTAGACTTATCATTTCTAGTAGATGAAAATTTAAATAACTACAAAGAGTTACACGATTGGTTAATCGGCATAGGTTTTCCTAAAGACCATACACAGTTTCGTGACGCTTTGGCTGCAGGTGCAGATAGATTTCCTGGGTCAACAGCACCGACAAGAACACAAAGAC